TCCTGCTATAATTGAATTAGCAAAAGTTTCAAATTCTTCTTGTCCTGCTGTTGTTGTTAAGAATTTAGATGAAACAGTACCACCAACAACGAATGGGTGATAAGGTCCATATATTTTCATTTGATCATAAGCACCACCACCACTAGCGGCAGTGTATCCTGCAGATGCATCCAAAATAAATTGGTTTGCAGTAGCTCCAGCTCCAAGTCCAGCAAATACGTAAGAAGAAATTGTAGTTTCAGCAGCTCCGTGATTGTAATCTAATTGAAGATATGGTTGTAACTCATTTAAGGTTCCGAAATAAGATAAGAAATTAAGAACCGAAATTCCATTTTCATTTTCTTCTAATCCGTGTCCGATAAAATCAATTTGTAATCCATCAACCATTGCATCAGTAATTACACTTGGATTATCGTAGAACCAATCTTTGTTCATTGCGCAAACAACTCCTGTTTTAGTAGTTTCATTATTAATAATGTCTTCTATAAATAGGTTTGTTCCGTCTTTATCTTGGAATTCAGGAATTACAGATCCAATGTATTCAGCTAAAGCACTAACTTCTGGTAATTGAAGTAATTTATCAATACCGTTTGCTTGATTACCGAATGAATCCGTGTAAATCGCTTTTAATCCTTTAGGTGTAAAATAATCACCATATATAGGATCTACAGAAAGAGCTTGATAATTACTAAAGTCTCCTTCAAGTATCACAACTCTTAATAAGAAATCTGAGATTAAACTAGATTTATCTAAGAATGGTGGCACCTTTCCACTTCCGTACCACTCCTCTGCCGTAGCATCGAATCCTGGAGTAGAAGATTTAATTGCGAAGATTGAAACGTTTTTTCTACCACTGTTCGCAAAGTTTAGGATAGTTGATCCGTTTGGTGATGATGCTGCATTAACTGTGCTATCGTTTGCATCTACTGCTTTGATAACTGCTTCGTCATCCACAAACCAGAATTTATCCTGATTAAAGAAATCTGCAACTGGTGCAGATCCTTCGGCGTGGTTACCTAGGTTTGATTGTGCACTTAACGCTCTGAACTCTGCAGTTACACTGTCAGGTAAAGATAATAAGTTTAGTGCTAAAATTGGTCCTCTATCCAAGGCAGTTAAACATGATCTATGAAAATAAGATCCTTTTAACTCAAGTCCTGCATCAATATCACCAAATACCTCTTTGAAAAAAGGTACGTCCGGTACAAATACCGGTGTGTTGAAAGGTCCCTTGTTGGAGTATCCAATTACCAAACGGATGGTTTCAGCTGGAATGTTGATAAGTTGACTTTTATCAAATTCTAATCTGTAAACACCGCTTGACTTAAATTGTTGAATATTCGCTGGTAAAGCCATTTGTCTAAAATTTTTTTTTATTTAGTTATATATCCTTTAGCATCTAATTTAATTACTGGACAATGTCATAAATATTAAATGAATCGCCAGATAAATTTCCGCTTATTTCGAGAGTTTCCTCGATCTTAGTTTTATATATTTCATCTATGTAATCGAAAAGCTCTTCTATCGTTTCGGAGTAATCTACGGTATCAAAAAAACTACATGCATTGACCACAGTCATCATACAATCATCATTACCGGTTTGTGCAGAATATGTACCATTCTCGTTCCTAGAAAACATAGCAGCTTCACTAACAGTATTAGTTTCTTTAATTACCATTCGACTAGATCGTATGTAATTTTTAACCTTTGTAGTTAATATTCGTTTATTATCTCTGTTAATTTTGATGCCTGGTTTTTTAATCTTAGATCCAACTCGATGTGAATATCTAACAATAGTTTCTTCATCAAAATCATTTCGTGTTGGGTAAAGTGATATAAGATTATTAATAACTTCCTGACCAAATGCATTATATTCTATTATCAGACGTAAATTTTCTTGGTCGAATATACTTACACATAATTCATAAAGTATCATGCTAAAATCTTTTAACGAATGTATGTTAGATCTAAATAATCCTATTTGTTCTAATTTAAAAAAGTCGGTAATATCACTAGGTGACACTAGATCTCTATGATGTTTAATTTCAGTTGGTTTAATTTGAAATATATTAATTACCGTATGATCCTTTCCTACACCTTCAGCTAAATCAATTGAAAATAAATAAAAATCTTGATTTCCATCTAAATAATCTACATCAATATCAGGATCCCAACGTAATGATGAATAATCTACACCCAAATCATCCAATACATCTAGTTCTTTAAATACAAATTCCTTTTCATTATTTTTTACCTTTTTCATTTCGATCGAAGAAAGCAATAATGAAGATGCTGAAAGGAATTGATTATTATATTGTTGATTAAATGCTTCAATGCTTCCTAAATTAGCAATCTCCTGTTTTTGCCATTCCTCATCTCTTCCTGGAACTTGCCACCAATCAACCCTAAATGGAGCATATTCGTTATTACCTTCAACTGCATTTTGATATATGTCATGGAATTTATTATATCCATTAGGTGTAGAAGTTATGATAACTCTTGATATCTTAGATGATGATAGAGTTGGGTAAACGTTCTCATAAAAAGGATTAATAATACTTGGCATAATATGAGCAAACTCATCTAGATATAATAAATGTATTGTAAATGATATACCACCAGTTTTTGTAGTATTCTGTCCAATAACTCTACAACCATTATCGAACCTCATCTCCATAACATCTTTTTTCATAATGCCTGGTTTTAAAAAGAACGGTAAGTTCTCATAAATATGTTTGGCTTTCATAAGGATCTCTTTAGTGGTAGCTCCTTTGTTTGCCATAATCATTGCGTTTTTATCAAAATTAAATAATGAATACCATGCAATAAAAATACCTGAACATATAGTTTTACCGATTTGTCTAGATGCTAATGTGATATTCCAACGATTATCTTGATATTGTCTTAACATATCTGCTTGATAATCTCGTAATTTAATTTTTCTAACACCCTCATCCGTCATTGCATGACAATAAGTATTTGCAAAATAAACAATATCTTTTGCACATCTTTTAATTTCTGCAACTTCTTCTTTAGAATAATCATATACAGTATTACCTTTTCGGTATGCTATATCACCTTCATAAAATGGCGCATGTGGAACTTGATATCCCATTTCAATTGAGTCAATAGCTTTTTTGACTTTCTCCTCATTCCAAACAATTCTATTAGAATCATTATCTTTAGGATCTTCAAATTGCTTTACTTTAAATTCACTCATATTTATTCGTTTTCGGTATCATTATCAAATTCGACATCTTGAATTTCTTCTTGAATACTTTTCATAAAATCACGATTACCTCTTGCAGTCAGGGTATCATCCTCATCTTTACGCTTATTAGTAGTCAATGTACTATCACCATATATGTCAATATCATGTTTGATCTTTTTCATATTTTCTTCAGCAGCCATTACATGTAATGTAGTATGCTTCATGACTTCTAACATAGTTTTTTGTAAACCACCTAATACCTCAAACATTCTTGGTGATAATTCACCACTATCAATTGTACGCATAAGAGTTTCTATAGAATGTTCCATTTGTTGCATTTGATTAAACAGATTTGCTAATTGCATTTCTTCAATCTTTTGCTTTATTCTAACATACTCATATTCTTGAATTACATCTTGACTTAAATATAATTTAGCAACAGAGTCCATCATCTTTTTAGCTTTAGCAATGGCTTTGTTTTTAGATTCTCCATATTGGTAATCTTCTACCGAATGAAATGATGGTAAATCTCCGGATCTCGCAACCGGTAATTGATTATCTTCGGATAGCAAGTCTTCTATACTTTCTCTTGCTTCGTTTTTTTGTTCGTCCATATTAATATTATTAAAAATTATCTAGCGGATTCTCTGCCCATATTTAACGGTGGAAGCGCATTATCTATCATTATAGCATATTGATTATCTCTAACCGTATAACGGTTTAGCATTAACGGTTGATTTTCTTCATTTATTAGTTTATTTAAAAGTCTGATGTTAGTTGTTTCTACTGGAGCTCCGACTAATTCATAATAAACATTTGGTTGTATTGCTTGTTTAGTGAATGGAAGAGTTTGACTAAACACTAATTTTAATTGAGAGGTTTGTTGTACGTAAACTGGTTTAGATGCATCAAATTGCATTTCCCAAATATTACAATTTATACTTTGATGTTGATTTGATATATTCAATACCATAGCAAACCATTTTCTACCAAGATTTCGATACTTTCCTTCTATTTGTACTGCTTCAGTTGCTAAATTAGGAAATGTTTGATTTGGCCAAGGTTCTAACGAATTTGTATCAAATGTATAATCACTTCCATTTATTTTCACATCTATACCTTTAGTCACATAAGCTTTATTTCCGTTGGTATCGTTGTATTGTAAATTTATTTGAATTCCTTTGTCGGTAGCGGTTGCACCAGTAACCGGATCAAGTTCTCCGTGCGATACGCCGTTTAATAATGTATCGAATAACATTCCATTCTCGTCAATATTTACATATTTAATGAAATCTGTATTTTGATATATCTCACGATTAGTTCTGAACCACATTGTATAGACCCTATCTTCGGTGTTTGGTATGTTAACTAATGTTTTATATTTAACTGCTACTGTATCATATTCAACAGTTTTTAAATCATACGCATATTTAGCTACGATATTAAAATAGTTATTGATATCATGTTTTTTGATGTTTAGTAATTCATTTATTTCACTACGTACAAAATCATAATTTCCTGTACTAATTGTTTTATATTGTAAAGGTTTAGTAATTTGATTAAATTCTTCTTCATTTTCTTTTTTAAATAATTGATCAAAATTTTGAGTTAATTCAGTCTCTAAAGTTTCGGCAGTTCCACCAGGCACTGTTGATATATTTAAACTTTCTTGATACTTAACTAAATTAACTTTGTAATATACACCATCTCTCATAAAGTCTTTATATAAGTATGGTGATTCTATTTGATACATTCTATTTTCTAAAGGAAAGTATAAATAATCACGCTCTTCAGGTCTTACACAATATCCGAATGCTCTTTCAAAATCTTCTTTAACTATATGAACTTCAAATGATTCAAAATCCATATCAAATGGAGTGAACATAATTTTATTATCAGGAAATTCGTTATTTGGTACTACAACTCGAATATTCTTTACATCACTTACATTAAA